TCAACGACTAAGAAAGAAAAAATAAATATCCTGAGAAGATTTGACGGAGTAGAAACTCTTAAAGAATCAAAAAATCTTTATAAGTCTATCAAAGACGAATTAGGTCAGGTTGATACAAAATCAATTAACGAATCAGTTGGAAATAAAATAAACAACACAGTTTCAACAGGTTCATCAACAACATTGATTGAATCAAAAACTTACGAGAATCCACAATTCTTAAGAATGAAGGATTTAATGAGTAAAATTAAATAAACAAAATAAAACAAAACAAATATTTTAAAATGGGAGCATTATTAGAATCAGGTCTTGTTGGTAACATCGGTCTTAAGCACCTTAAAGTTATCAAAGAAGACACAATCGGCAAATGGGACAAATTAGGATTCTTAGAGGGTCTTAAAGGTCACATGAGAGAGAACGTAGCACAACTTTATGAAAACCAAGCATCATACCTTATCAACGAAGCTTCAACAACTTCAGATACAGGTGCTTTCGAAACTGTGGTTTTCCCTATCGTTAGAAGAGTTTTCTCTAAATTATTAGCAAACGATATCGTATCAGTACAAGCTATGAACTTACCAATCGGTAAATTGTTCTACTTCGTACCTAACATCCAAAACTATGAAGTAGGTGGTAACCCAACTTCAGATTTTGGAGAACATTATGCACCTTATGGTTCACCAAACCAAACAGCAGGTCAAACACCTAACAGTGGTTATAACTATAACACAGGTAGAACATTGTATGACAAGTTCTACGAGGGTGAAGAACCAGCATTAGACCCACCAGGTTTATATGACTATTCTAAAGGTACATTCTCCGCTGTAACAGGTTCTGCAGTAACTGCAGCTTGGAATAACGTTACGTTAAACCTTGACCCAACAGCTTACGCAACAAATGACTATAGAAAAGTATTAATCATTATGTCAGGTTTTGCACAGGCTGGAGCTGGTAAATTAATTGGTCCTGATGGTAACCCAATCGACAACGAATCATTCTTGTCTGATTTAACTATCTACCCTACGGTTGCAACATCTGCTAACCTTGTGGGTAACCCAACTGGTCCATTGTTATTTAGAGTTGTAACTCAAAGATATGGTAAAGGTATCGTTCAGTATGGTAACAACAACGCACAATTAGATTTCCCTACCTCAAAAACAGGTGGTGGTCAATACGATGACATTTGTGATGTCTATGGTCAAATCTATCTTGAGGTAGACCTTCAGGTTCCTGCATGTATCTCTTGCGGCGGTACAATTGACGGTTACACAGGTTCAACATTCTCTTCTACAACAGCTATAAACAATGCGTTTATCCCTGTTTACAGAATTTACAAGAACTTAGAATTCGAAGATAGAATTGGTGAAGTTTCTTTCGATTTACAATCTGTAACAGTTTCTGTTACTGAAAGAAAATTAAGAGCACAATGGTCTCCAGAAATGGCACAAGACGTTGCGGCGTTCCACAACATCGATGCTGAAGCTGAATTAACAGCTTTATTATCTGAGCAAGTTGCAGCTGAAATTGATAGAGAAATCTTGAGAGACCTTAGAAAAGGTGCAGCTTGGAATTTGAGATGGGATTACAACGGTTGGAAGAGATTAGGTACTAACGCAGTTCCTTATACTCAAAAAGACTGGAACCAAACGCTTATTACAGCAATCAACCAAGTTTCTGCACAAATCCACAAGTCTACTTTAAGAGGTGGTGCTAACTGGATTGTGGTTTCTTCTGAAATCAGTGCAATCTTCGATGATTTGGAATATTTCCACGTATCAAACGCAGCTCCTGAACAAGACCAATACAACATGGGTATTGAGAGAGTTGGAACTTTAGCTGGTCGTTACCAAGTGTATAGAGACCCTTACTTCCCACCAAACCAAGTGTTATTGGGACACAAAGGAACGTCTTTACTTGACACAGGTTACATCTACGCACCATATGTTCCATTACAACTTACTCCTACAATGTATAATCCGTTTAACTTCACTCCAATCAAAGGTATCATGACTAGATACGCTAAGAAGATGGTGAACAACAGATTCTACGGTAGAATCACAGTTGATGGCGTAAGAACATTCGACTTAAAAGAATTGAGATAATCTATTCTTTGACGATACAAAAAAGGTCCCTTATGGGGACCTTTTTTTATTTAGATAATCGACTTTCGTTCAAAACACGTAATGACTTAGAGATTATTTCAGACTCCTCTAGAGTGAATAAATTTTTTTGATAACACATATTAATTGCCAATCCAATCATATAAACTGATTGTTCTTCATTAAGACCGTCAATAAGATTTGATATGTCACTAGGTGAGAAATAAGAAATTGTCTCAAATAATTCTCCGATTGGTTGTTTTTTGTTTTCCATAATAAAATGTGATGATATTTATACTAAGATAATAATGATGAATAAAAAACGAATAAAAGAAGGTACTGGTTCAAGTAATGCTGGAGTTTTCAACGGACCGATAGTATTATCTCCACAAATTTGGAATGATGACCAATTAGGTCCTTTTACAGACCAACTTTACAAATATACAAACGCACAACTTGCATATCAAGAGGCTGACGGAGATTTTTTGGAACCTCCTTCAGTAAGAAAAAAAATAGAACAGAGAACAAGACAAATAAGTAAAAAAAACATGGAAAAGAAAAAATCATATACAAATCAAAATGATGAAGAGGGTTCGGCGCTTAATCCAACAATGGATGGGTCACCTTTAAAAGAAGAATTGTTTAAAGAAGACTTAGCCGTTTGGTTTGGAACAAAGAAAAAACCAAAAGGAAGTAGCCAACCTAAAGGTCCATGGGTTAATATTTGTAGAAAAGAAAATGGTAAACACCCTCCCTGTGGAAGACCTGAAGCAAAAGATAAGGGATATCCAAAATGTAGAGCTGTTGGTGTTGCAGCTAAGATGACATCGTCTGAAAAAAGGTCTGCATGTCAACAGAAAAGAAATGCGGAAAAAACAAATCCAAAAGTGGGAACTGGAAATAAACCAAAGATGACCCATTACAAACCTAAGAACGAACAATTATCTGATGTTATAAGAAGAGTTATTAGAGAAAATTTTAATCAAGTTTCTTCAAAATAGTTTGTAAAGAATGTTGAATGTTACTTCTAATTTCATCTTCTAATAATTGCCTTTTGTTCTCTAAAACTCCATCAAAACTTTGTGTAATGTCTTTGTAGTCACTTTGACTTGAGAGATATACGGAATAACTATAAACGTGATTTATTAAATTGATTGTGTGACTTTCTATCACAACAAACATGTTTTTATTCTCGTTTTTGATGAATCTTTTCCCTGATATTGGTGCAAATGTTAATTTAGACTCGGGGTCAACAATCAACTTTTTACATATCTCTACAGTAATTTTTTCCTCCTCTGGTATGGGGATTGTAGGGTCAAATCTTTCTTTTAGATTTAGATATACTTTAAACAATAAACGAGGGATATAACCCACAACTTTGTTTTCCATTTTTCAAAGATAATAGCAAATTAACAAATTAACAATAGGAACCTGAGCAATGTTTTTTACCGTCTAATCCTGGCATTCTACCTTTACAAACTTGAACAGCATATCCATTTGCGTAAGCACTTGGGTAAACTTTAAACTTAGATTTTGCTGCGGTTTTTCCTCTTGCACATAACTTTGTTCCTGTTTTCTTTCTACCTTCTTGAATATCTTCGAAATCAACATAAGAATCTTGTTTTTTTGTTTCATTCATCATGAAATCAAAAACTTGGTCCATACTAGTTTTAGCTTCACTAACATGGTCGTCAGCCCAATCGTGACCGTCTTGAATTATACCATCAACTACATTAGGGTCTAATTTTAACAACATCTCACATTGTCTTTTAATTTGTTCTAAGTTACTAAAGAACATGTAGTTTGTCGTTTGTTCTTCATTCAATACTTTTTTTACTAAGTTTGAAATATCTTTTTCAGTTAGTCTAATTACCTTACTCATTTTTTATTTACGATTTGGAATGTTAATTGTTTTTTATAAGTATCTTTCTCACCACTAGTATTCACTTGAATATCAACATAATATTGATTTGGTATTTTGTCTCTCATACTAAACATAAAATAATATTCATTTGGTGTTCTATTGATTGGAGTCCAATCTTGAACTTGAACCTCAGTAGTTCCTTCTTTAACATATACTCTATAAAAAGCCGAAACATCTAATAGAACTTGTTGTGCGGTATATGCTTTTTTAATTGTCACACCGACTTTTCTAATATCTGAAGAAAGAATATTTTCATTTTGTAATATACCATAAAAATCAAATCCGTATTTCTGAGGTTCTTTAGATGTAGAACCAATTTGAATACCTGCGGTATATTGTTGAAGAACGAATTGATTTTGAACATTTGGTAATGGTTGTCCGTTTATTTCCAATCCATACCAAATATCATAAAAAAGACAAGGTGTTGGATAATTTGTAAAAGAATTAGGTATTACAACTTCATAAACACCTTTGGTTCTTAAACATGTTGTCAAACCTGTTAATCCATTTATTGCAACACCATCCCTATCTTCAATTGTAACATAAGGTAATGAATCTAAATTAACCAAATCACCGTTTTGATAAACATACAAGTATAATTTATTTACTTGGCTTTTAAGGAATTGATTTCTATCATCTTGGATTAAATCGTCGTATGTGGTTAGTAGATATGGTTGATAGAATGTCTGAGTGTATTTTGAGAAAAACGCAACACTGTAACTGTCTGTTAATCCTGTAATGTTTTCAACAGCAGGAACATATGCGATTCCCCAACCTGTGACACCTGTAATACTTCCACTTAATACACCGTTAATTTCATTGGTCATATCCATGTTGATATCTTCATTACCTAAGTCAAAATGTTGTCTTGTAATGATTGTTAATCCTGAATAGTTAACCACTCCGTTATTTCGGTTATTATAGACCCCTGGTTGAGACCAATTATCTATTGTGGTAGTTTGATACCAATTGGAAGGACGGGTCGAATATGCCCTACTATCGACGTATGTGAGAGGGGCGATTCCTCCTGTGGCAGATGTTTTGTTTATATTGAAGTCATTATAATCATATCCAACTCCTTCGTCCCAAAATTGTGGGTTTCCTGTATCTCCTGAAGTTTTGGGGATTCTGAATAAGATTAAGTCGAATGATGTTGCTCTTCTTCTTTCATCAGACATAAATGTGTTTAACAGTTCGGTATCAAAAGATGATGTATTTGTCATCTTGAGTGTGTGGGTCATTGCACTTGTGCAACCTGTTGAGATAATTCCTTGTTGGATATCATCTCTGAGAAGAGCTAAATCTAAATCAAAAAGATATCTTGTAAAACCAAAGTTCGGAACAACAAAGTCTGATGCACCGAAATTTAATTGCATTACAGGATTTCTGGCGGTGTTAACATACGTATTTGAAGTAATCGTATTGTTCTTGTCGATATATGACCTTAAAATTGACATCTATTTTATCTATAAATATCAATTCAAACGAATATTTTGATTTAGAATTTTTTTAAGTGATAATTGTAGTTCTGTGAGGATATCACTTACGGATGTTCCGTCTTGTGTTACGGGAACTGGTGGTAATCCAGGATATGCGTGGGTATGTGTTACAAGGAATCTAACTATTAGGTTTATTAGTTCTAAAAGTTCTTCTCCTCTCACCATACTTGATGTGTTTGGAATGATTTCATTATAGAATGTTTCACCCGAAATACCATAAAGAGTTCCATCAAAATTGATTACTTTTTTCCCTGGTATTGAAGAAAGATGTGATAGTAAAAATAACTTATCTGAACCTAACGCTCCGAATGTTGTTGGACCAGCTTCATATGTTTGTTGTTCTATTTCTTCAATCTCAGTTTTGGTTGGCACACCTACTGTATTTTTTTTCCATATTAAACCAAAACCTGGTTCGTCATTTGGATTTAATCTGATTCCCGCATAAATCTCAGAAAGATTTTTTTGTATGGATTCAGTTTGACCTGGAGGACATACTGCAGATGATACAGATTGGAAGTTTGATAAGTCAAAAGCTGGATTTAACTGCTCATAACTTATGTTACTTGGTCTGAAATAAATTGGAAACTTGTTATTATTTTCACTGAAAAGTCTTGTTCCTGTTCTTGTAGTTGTTCCATCGTTACAAGCCCTTATAAAGTCATTTATAAATTGTATTGTATCTAATTTTGACTTGGAGTTAAATGACTCAGACGCAACCAAATTCTTCAAATTTTCAGGTAACACTGATGATACAGTAAGTTGTTTTGAATTTGTTTGAGTGTCAGGTTTCAACTGATAAAGATAGACCGCACCACAGAATTTCTCGGCATTGTTTTCAGGATTTGTGATAACCCATTCAACCAAGTATTTGACTTGAACAACAACCTCAAAAGTTTTTGTTACTGACTTGTTTGGTGCACTTTTTTTAACTCTATCAAATTGTGATAATTGTAAAAAGGCTCTTTTATTATTTCCAGTAAAATTAATGTTTGATTGTGGGATTGATTTATATTTTCCCGCACGTAATAAAACATCAGTTTTCTTTATAATTAAATCGGCGTTTCCTCTTCCTAAGATAGCGTTATCACCTGGCTCGGGATATAATCCGACTTCAGAATTGTTAGGGTAAGTTCCATCTGAATTCTTGATATTACGTGGGGACTTGAGTTGCATTCCCGTTCCCGTAAATTTATCACCTCCTACGTTGTATTGGTCGAATACGGCGTTTGGAGAGTAAAAATTATTTTGAACATAATATTGGTTCTGATACTTGAAGTCACGATTGACATAAATTATCTGAATGATTTCATTGAGTTCAGGAACTTGGTATATGAAATAAGGTAATAATGGATTAAATATGAAAGGGTCTCTGGCAGTCCAAGGGTCTTTCAAAGGGTCCCAATTTTCAACCGATTTGATAATGTCTTCGTAATTATCAATTTTTAATCTAGCACGAACTCTTCCAAGCATCAAAGGGTCTTGGTTATCGATAACTACGCATTGAAAAAATATTGGTCTACTCATTAGTTACGTGAATCAAATTCTTTTAAAATTCTATTATAAGTGTCTTCCACTTTATCTAAATGATATGTTGTGTTGATGATATTTGATTTTGTTACTTCAAATTCTATGCTCAACTTATCCATCATTTCGATTAATTTGGCGTTCGGTAAATTTTTCAATTCACCTAAAGTTTGGATGATATTTTCAAATTCTTTTCTTTCCATAATTTATCTTGGTAATGTTACAATTCTTGGTGTCCCCTGTTTACTCGGCACAATAAAACTATCAGAAACTCCATTTTCTGCTTGTTCATCTTTATCACCCTTTTGACTGGCTAATAAAGCTTGAATTGATATATTCGGAGAACCGTCAGGCAAAGGTCCCGTTGGTATACCCAATTCCTGCATGTATTTTATACCATTTATTGTTGCTCTTTCAGGTGATTCACCTGGTAAGAAATCCGATAAAATTGCTAAAACTACAGGTATTTTTGACCTTTTTCTTGGTAATCCGTTTATAATGTCTATGATATTATTAATCTCATCCAAAAGTGATTTACACTTTCTATAATCATCTAAACCTCTAATAATTTCACCGGCAAGTTGGGTTGCAATACCAACTAATCTTAATATCTTCTTATATTTCTTCTTTCGTTCTGAGTTGGAAATATCTTCAATAATTGCACCTAACAAACCTAAGATATCTTTCTTAAGAAGTTCGAACAACGTTCGTAAGAAAATTGCCCCAATTTTGGAAATAACTTCAATACTAAATTTTTTGAATTTTTTTAAAAAAGATGTGGCATCTGTAACAATGTTATTCACCTGACTGTTAGTTGTTGTTGCTGACTGAATTTGAGTATTTGCACTTCCGACTGCGGTGTTATAGTTGTTAATTGCTGTTTTTTCCACAACATTTGACATGACCATAATCGGTAATAAAACTTTAGGACTAAGGGCTGCGCTTGCGACGGCTAAAGCAATATTTTGAATTAAATTTCTACCTATAGCACCAGATGCGTTGAAATTACTGTTTGTGTATAATTTCCAATTTGGGTTTTGAGTTACACTGTCAAGAATATTTTCAATTGCAGTTACCTGTTGGTCAGTAGTTAGTCCACTTAGTTTTGCACCCAAGTCAACAAGTTGAGCTGTTATATTTGCTGAGTTGATTGGTAATTTTACATTATTACAATCTACTAACTCAATTACACCATTTTGGACGTTAGAAATTTCTAAATCAAGATTTCTCAAATCAACGTCTGTTAATTCGAAAAAACTATCATCAATACCGTCAAGTTCCGCAACTTTAGAAACACCACTAACGTCAATCTCTCTTCTCGAATCAAAACACAGACCCAAAATTCTTTGAGCAATTAAGTAAAATTTAGAACTTTGTGCAATCTCACCTGACCCTAATCCAGCTTGTTTACTAACAAACCGAAACAAAAATTGCATAATCTGTGTGGTTAAATTTTGAGTGTCAAAAAGTTTAATTGTATCAAAGTAATCACTTAAAAATTCACCAACAGTGTTTCCTGTTGTTGATAATTGATTTGGTGTTTGTGCACCACTTCTATCAATTAGAGCTACTTTGAAAAAATCACCGAACACACCAAATTCATTTGTTCTTTGGTATTGTATATCCATCAAGTATTGACCACTAGTTCCTTGATAGAACTTTCCAAAAGTTTGGTGGAAAGACTGATTAGGTGTTGAAATCAACATATTCAGTTCCTTATTCATTGGAAATGGGTCTTTTCCCGCATATGGCTTATAGACACCGTCATTAACATTCGGAGTATCTTGTTCGTAGAAAATCGAACCAACTGGTTGGTCAAAATTTTGTTTTAACATTCCACTCGCTAAACTAACTAAATCTAAATTTTGAACCGGGATTGATATTGTGCTACCTGCTGGTAATAAGTCTAAAGGTGTTAGACTGAAGGTTGATGCTGGAACACCCTGATATTTTTGTTCAGATGTGCAACCCAATCCTTTCAGTGCGGCTTCCTTGATAATGTTTTTTATTTCAGGTTCAGATTTAACCGCAGTTTGTAATATTAATCTTCTTACGTAATTGTTTGTATTTCCACTACTCCCACTTGTGAGACCAATCAAATCTAACATCTGACCCATCGAAGTTGGAACGTTTCTTTGGAACCTTTTTTGTTGTTTTGAAATTTTATCAAGTTGATTTGATACTTTTTCAGATGAAGGTTGTTTGGAATTTCCAGCTTGTCTTCTTAATTTTTTTTGGTCCTTTGAGGTTTGTGCATAAGTGTTGATTGCAGCTAAGTTAGCGTTAGCTTGTTTCGCAGCGCTTGATACATCAACAGATTGAGTTTGTTGCATATTACCTCAATTTATATGTTTCCTCATCTGAGGAAACGTCTTTTTCAATCAAGTTTTGAATTATATCATCATCCAAATCGGAAAGTGTAAAAGATTCTGTATTTGCATTAGATTTTTCCCAAATACTTGATTGTAATTTGGACAGACTGATTTTCTTTTCAACACAATCATTCACGATTTTTTGTTGTTTTTCAATCACAGGTCCAATTGTTGTCATGTCTTCAGCGTCTTTGAGCATTGACAACATTTTATTTTGTATTCTAATTGCAGTGTTTCTCTGCTCGACTAATTCATTGTAAATCTCTTGCATTAGTCCAAGAATTGATTCTTTACTAAAATTAATTTCTTTTCTTTGTGGTCTAGGCATGTCTATAAATAGTTTTTTATTGATTTTTAAACCTAGTCTGAATTACGATGTAAAGTTTTTTGAATTTTTTAATTGAACCTCGAATTTCTTTTGTGCTCAAATTTGTCATTTCTCTCAAAGAAAGAAGGATTATATTTTTGTTGAATTTATTATTCTCGTTACCACTAAAAATTGTTTCATAGTTATGGAATAAGTCAACTAAAGCATATCCTAATTTTTTCTCGTTTTCATTTAAATTTTCACCATCAATAAATTCTTTCAATTCATTAACATACTGTGTCAAAATTAAATTGGTATCAATTACATCATCATCTATTCGGTAAATCATATCAGGTCTTTCTTCAATGTGTGAAGAAATGTCCTCATAGGATATTTTTCTGTTTGTTTCTTTTTGGTCCTTAATGATTTGACCCATTAAGTAATTTTTGCAAATCGTGCCGAAATACGAATACGCCTTTTTATTTTTTGAAGGTTTGAATTTGTCAACCTTAGTCATTAAAAATGAATGAGTGTCGCAATGAATTTCTTCAAAATCCATGTCCTTACGATATAATTTATATCGTCTTATGATTGACGAAATCATCTTGTCCAAAGGTGCTTTTAGAAATTCGTTGTAAATCTTATTCCTTTCTGTATAATCTTCTGTTATTAAAAATTTTCTAACAGCGTTTTCTTCTCTAACATCAAAGTAATTTTCTTTAACCGCTTTTCTACCCCTTTTTTTTGATGAAACATCTTCTGTTGTTGCAGTAAGAGTTTCTGACATTATTCATTCTCTGGTTGATATTTTATGACTCTGTCGTCAGTAAAGAAATATTCTTTTTTAGCAGATGCAATCCAAAACTTAACCTCGTCTTCTAAAATCTTTTCATCACCATATCTGTAACCCCAGAATATAGAACCTTCTCTTAAATTTGAGTGTCTGTATCCAAGACGTGGGATAGTCATGATTGAAACTGAATTGTAAGTTAATCTTAACAATAGTTCATAAACGAATGTCAGTTTAATTGATGGTTTAAATCCTCCGAAATCATTGAAGGCTTCTTTTTTGACTATAGAACCTGATGTTTGGAAGTTTTGATATTCTTGTAATGTCTCATTTGTTAGATATCCTATTTCTTGTGAGAAGTTAGCTGCAAACGTTGCTTCGTTAGTGAATCCTGCAAATGCATCTTTTTCATCAGTGTCTACAACAACTGGAAGGAACATTTGAACTTCAGGATATGCTTCAGAATATGTTTTAAAATTTTTGAACCATATTGCAGAATACTCATCGTCAAACTCAAATAAAGATACCCACTTTCCTTTAGCATTTTTAATACCAAAGTTCATTTGAGAACAATAGTTAGGTTCTTTATCCCAAAGTAACTTTGTTACGTTTAGGTTTCCAAAATCATAATCATTTAATAAACTGACTAAGGTTTCTTCTTGTGTATGAACAATAACAAGTTCTTCAAATTCAACCTGTTGAGATTGAAGTGATTTTATAGCTTTTTCAAAATACTCGTTAAAATCTTTAGCTAATGCCGATTTGATTGGTAAAATTACCGAAAGTGATAGTTTGTTGTCCATATTATAATTCAGTTTTGTTGATTTGTTCTTCGAATGAATTTGCTCTTGTAAATAAGAATGATTCGAATAAGTTAATAACGTTAGTTTCAAATTCTTGTTTATTCTGATATTTTTCTACTGTTTCTTTCATGTGGTTAGCTAATTCTGGTTTGATGTTATCTTCTAACCAATTTTGGATAAAGTCTGCAACGAAATCAGCCATGAGTGTTACATCTGTAATCCAAATTCCATTATCTTCAGTCATCCACTCTGGTTGTAAGTCAGGAATCTTCCCTATTGTCGGAACTCCACAAGCCATTGATTCTAATGGAAATGTTCCGAAACCACTCTTGTCGTCAATCCAAACACTTAAAAAACATTCTTTCAAAGACTTGGCAAAATCTTTTTCTGACAAACCTCTTAGGTCTCTGAAGGTAAACCATCTATATTGTGGAAACTTCAAATAAAATGTTTTAATAAAATTAACCGCATCGCTTTGTTCTTTTGTGTGAACCGCAATTATTGGCATTGGAGGAGTTGGTTTAGGTGTAAAGTGTTCGGTAATGTATGGAGTGATAATATCGAATGATGATTGTCTCATTACTTTTTCGATGTAATCCTTCTGACGATTTGTTGTTGTAATACATTTGTAGAAACCAAATTGTGCCCAACCTTGACCTGGTTGAAGGGTCTCTAACATGTTAGCGTATTGTTGTGTTAATACAACTTTAGCACATGGTAGTTTTGAAACTTGTTCCATGACGAACGCAAAAATTTCAGGAATGATTAAAAAATCTTCAGGAGAAATTTCTAAGTTTTGACCTTCAATAGATTTATGTGGTAAATTCATGTATTCTTCACCTAACCATGAGGACACACCTACATAGTCTTTCTTTTCGTGAAGCATTATCGGATTGTATCCATCTTTTTTAAGAGCATCCGCCATTTGATAAATTAATCGTATAGATGCTTTGGCATTACCTTTTGTGTCTTGGACAAAAAAGTAAATTCTTGCTGTTTTCTCTCTTAGGTTTTTAATTGAGAGTAATACCTTTTCTGTTGCTAAGTTTCCCATATTAGTAGTGATTGATAAGTTTTTTATTTAATAGTGAATTGAATGCTAATCTGAATGGAATTGATACCTGAGAAGATGATTTTAGTCCTAATTTTTCATCGATGTCTTCGTTCTCACTAAGAACGACCTCAAGTAACAATTTTACTAATTCAAATTTTACAATATTAATTCTCATTTCTGTATTACCTGTTAATGGTTCCATTGAAGGTGAATCAGACATATCAATATATTTTTCAACTTCATCTAAATCGACAAAGTAATTTTCGTTAAAAACACTAATCATTTTAATTCTTTAATTTTATCTTCGAACTCTTTCAATTTTGATATCGAATGTTCTGTGTTAATATCTGAGTTGTAACTTGTGTTGAATTTAATCACAATTTTCCCTTCAGGATGGTTTAATAATAATTGTGGATTTGCTGTAAGTAAAACGTCTACGGAGTCCCACATCGAATTTATTGTTGTTTCACTATAAAATTTTACTGTTTCTACTAAACATCCGAACTTTGAAATGAAAAATAATGAAGCCGGTTTTGATTTTCCCATCTCATCCGAAACAATTAGTATGTCGTGTTCATCTCTCATGTTTAAATAAAAATCATTGAAGTCCATCATTGATGAATTTTCTACTGAACCCGCATGACCAAAAATTTCCATGGTGTGTTCTTTATAAAGAAAATTGTAAAGTTCATCTTCATCTTTAAATGACAAGTGTTCAATAATTTTCAAAGTAGTTAAATCTGAAATCACTTTGTAATTAAATTCACTTTCCTCTTTGAAGGGATTTTCAATATACCATTTTTCGTATTCTTGTTGTATTTTGTTTAAGGTGTCTCTTAAAACACCATTAAGTTCAACTCCTATTTTCATTCTTCATATCTTTTTAAAATTCCTGTAATCAAAGGATTTCTTACAATGTCTTGTCCCCCAAATTCAAAAGTTCCGATATCATTCATATCCTGAAACTTTTGTAATGCATCCCAAAGACCTGTGTGTGTTTTATCCTTGTGCCTATCAAATTGTTCCAAGTCTCCTGAAATAAAGAATTTAGAGTTGAATCCAATTCTTGTTAAGAGAAGTTTCATTTGACTTGGAGTAGAATTTTGTGCTTCCTCAAAGATTAAAATTGAATTGTCAATATTCATACCTCTCATGTATGCCAAAGCAAAAACTTCAATTGCTTCAATATCTTTTAATTTTTCTCTCACATCTTTACCGATAATCTTATTCAGAAGATAATACGATGGGAAAATGTATGGGTCTAATTTTTCTTCAACGTTACCTGGAAGACTACCCAATTTTTCTTCTGCTTCAACTGCTGGTCTTACGATTATTATTTTTTCGTAAGGTGTTTCTGGGTCTACTAATAAATCCACAGCACATTTCATTGCTATATAACTCTTTCCGACACCGGCAGGACCTGAACAGATAGTTATTTGATTGTTGGTTAAAATATCGTAATAATACTTTTGACTTTCAGATAGAAATTTTTGTTTAGTTTTCTTTTTAACAATTGAACAAATTAAATCTTTTTTACTTTTGAAATTCCCCTCACTTACTGTAGGGGTTGGATGTGGTGTTCTTCTTGATAATTTAGCCATTAATTTTTATTTTATTTTTATTCTTTCGAGCTCACTCGGCTTTCTTTTGTATACTGTTTTTCCATCAGGGCTTTCGTATATCCACTTGGTGTTTTTTTCAAGGTCGTCTGACTCGGACTTAATCCAATTATAAGTTAATTTTATACCTAAGTCCAACGGATAAAAAACATCTGACCCAAGGCTTTCTCTGTATAATTTATTATCTGAGTTTCTACCTTTGACACCTAACGGACAGTTGAATCCATATTTTTTCTTGAATTCTTCACCATCTAAATTTTTGATGGTTAAGTCTTTACCTGATACTGAAATGGCAATTTCAGCTAGTCTATTTATACTAACCATTTCTTCACTACCAATATTAACAGGACCTGAGAATTCACTATCCATAAGTTCTAAAACCGCTCTAACACATTCATCAACGTATAAAAAAGAACGGGTCTGATTACCATCACCCCAAACTTCAATCTCATCACCATCTTTTGCTTCTACAACTTTTCTACACATTGCTGCAGGAGCCTTTTCTCTTCCACCATTCCATGTTCCTTGAGGTCCGTAGATGTTGTGGAATCTTGCAATTTTAACGTCAAGGCCATAGTTTTTTTGGTGTGCCAAAAATAATCTTTCAGAAAATAGTTTTTCCCATCCATATTCTGAATCCGGATTTGCGGGGTATGCAGAACTTTCTTCACAGTTTGGATTTTCAGGGTCCAACTGATTGTGTTCGGGATACATACATGCAGATGAAGAGTAGAATACTTTACCAACTTTTTTCTTAACACATTCACGAACGACATTAAGGTTTATCGTAGCTGAGTTATACATTACATCAGCATCGTGTTGACCGGTAAAGATATACATCGCACCACCCATGTCTGCAGCAAGTTGATAAACTTCATCAATACCTTCTTCAATTACTAATTCGACAACTTTGGGGTCTGTTAAATCTCCGACAATGAATTCATTACAGATTTCATCTTGAAAAAAATATTCATGTTTTTTCAAATCACAGATTCTAACATGATTACCTTCTTCTTTTAATTTTTTTGCGAGGTGACCTCCAATAAAACCACCTCCACCTAAAACGACTACTTTTTTCATACTATTCTTTTATGTAAGATTTGTTTTTTAATATGGTTAACCCATTATTGTTTTTGTATATTTTGAATATCTCCCAAGATTGACCAAGTTCTGTTGACAAAAAATCTTCAACAGCTGTCATGAGTCCTTGTTTTGTGGTTGGATTTTCTTTTATAAGATTGCTGGCATGTTCGTAAACAGACTCGTCAACACGACCAAAAAAATCTGTATCGTGAAGAACAATATATTTTGAAACTTTATTTGAATGAATTTTTAATTCACTAATCAATTGATTATAAGTGTGTAGAGTGTCTATAAAAAGTAATTCTGTTGGTTCTATCTCTAATTGAAGAACATCTCTTTCATGGAAAGAGTAATCAACAGAATATTCATTACATAGATTTATAACTTCAATAATGTTCGGGTTAGTTACGATATCATAACTAATTATTTTCTTTGGATTAGAATAAACTAAGGGCCATGTTGATGAAACCCATCTAACTCCCATTTCTGTGATGTGAGAACATTCTCTACCTAAATTATATAAAGTTTCTAAATGTTCGTTAATATCTGAAGGAGTGTTTTTGTGTTGGTTGTATTTTTCTAAAATTTTTTCCATAATTTTAAATTTATCTAATGATAGGATAATTTAAAATTATTTGTAGGATAATTTTTTGAGCTCAAATATTGATTTCATGTATTGACAATCGTTATCTCTATTGAACGTTTTGATTCTATAATGATAGTAATCCATTGGAGTTTTTTCATCTACCGTTTCAACGTCAAACCTTGGAGATAGAGTTGGGTTAATACTTAAACTTCTCAATAAAAACCCTAAAGCAACATCATCTATAAATCTGTGTTCCCAATATTCTTTTTTCAAAAGAACTAAATCAACTACATTTTTAGAAATAACAAATCCTGAACCTGATGCAAACAAAATTCCGTGATGGTTTCCGATTACTCCTGAGTAAAAATTAGTTCTTGGTTTATCTTGTAAATAATCCTTTAACATTTGTTTGTCAACATAAGAACTAGAATTTGTTCTGAATATATAATCATATTCGTAATCCTTTAATAATTCGAATGCCTTCACTGTTTTATACCCACAATGGTATAGAGACTCGTTAACATTTGTTTTTATTAAATTCCCATCAATCTTATCCTCATCATTATTTCCCACTAAAAAAAAGGTGTCAACACCTTCGACATCAACAGAATTCCATGATTCATTTTGAGTTTCGAAAAATTTCGTATATATTCCTCCGTCTAAATAACTTAGAACTACTATAAGAATTTTCATTAAAAATTAAATTTTGGTATGTTATTGATAATATCTTCAATTTTACTTTGATGAGCTGAGAACTTTTTAGTTGTTAATTCTGAATAATATCCTTCTTGTAACCGATTGATATTGAAATTTTTATTAAGATTACCACAAAAGTCTATTCTATTTTTCACCCAATAATTCCAAAAAATATCGAAATAAATTATTTCTTCAGGATTTTTATAAATTGATATTTTTTCAGATGCATAACATTCATCTAAACCCCACAATTTGCCAGGATAAATTTTATTATTTAAATGATATCTACTTCTACTATTGTATACTTTGAGTATTTCATCTTCCCACTTGTCTTCTATTTCGAAGATTTCTTTGAACCTTTTTCCTTTACCAACTAAATGTGATGATGGATATAAAACATTAGTCACGGTGTTAAAATAACCTAAAGTGTCCTTGGTATAGTTTTTATATGCGTCGGAAAATCCTACAATAAACTTATCGTCTGATAGTTCTGCAACTTTTTTAAAGAATAAATCACCCGTAGGTATTTGGTCGATACCTGCTAACATACATGTATCATCTGGAAATTGAGATGCTCCCCAAAAGAAAGACCATGTAACACTCCAATCAGGATTTGATTCCGAAACCTCAGGAATTGTGTTTACTATTATATAATCTTCAGGAGGGATATTTAAGTTAATATCATCGAATTCTTTTTGAGTTCCATTGAAAATTAATGTTGGTTTTATATTGAAGTTATTTTTCCAAACTTTACTTACAACTTTCCAAAAATGAGTATAAGTCGGATTGTTGTTCAAAACTAATATTACTCTATCTATTTTCATTTTACTCTTATGAATTTACAAGGATTACCATAACAGATGGAATTTGAGGGCATATTTTTTGTAACGACAGAACCTGCTCCAATCAAAGTGTTTTCTCCAATTTCGTTTCCACATACTATTGTTGTGTTTGCACTAATACTACAACCTTTTTTCAATAGGGTTTTTCTAAACCTGTCTTCCCAATCATTACTAACATCAGGAAAAATGTCATTTGTTGTTATCACGTTTGGACCAATAAAAACGTTGTCTTCAATAATTACCCCATCATATATTAACGAGTGATTTTGAATTTTGCAATTATCACCAATTACTACATTTGGTCCTACGTAAACACCTTCTCCGATGACTACGTTATTACCAATTTTTGCATTTTTACAGATGTGTGAGAAAGCCCAAATTTTACAATTATTTCCAATGGTTTCAGATTCTACTATTGATGTTGGGTGTATAAAAGTATTTTCCATTTAATTTATAATTATTTACTGTATTTGATATTTGATTTTGAGTATACCTCATCAATCAATTTGATAACGTTTAAAGTCTCTTTCAACTCAAACTCATCTAAATTTTTATAAACAAATGGATGATTTGGACAAGAGCCTTGATAAGAACCGTAACTATTAGGTTCGGTATTAATATAAAATTTTTTCTCCAATTTATCAAAAATAACCTGAGAGCCATGAGATAGAAATGTTGCGGACTCGATGATGTTTAATGCTTTTCCACCAACTTTAACATAACCATTAGCACCTAAAATAGAAATTGAACATTCTATATTTTGAGGTTCTGATGCTATCGTAACTTCACAAGTTCCACCATAATTTCCAAAATCAAATATAGAATAAATCGTGTCTTCAATACCGACATTCTTATGTTTGATTTCATACGTTTTTGTTCCGATTACAGTTGGTTTTCCGAACAAGTATTGTAACACATCTAAGTAATGGATACCACATTCATATAGGGTGCCACCTCCTACTGAAGGTTCAGCTCTCCATCCTGTAAAATATTCTAATGGTCGTTGCCAACGTTGGACAAAGTTTACACCTCTTATTTCACCTAATAAGTTTTGTTTTATAACTTCTTTGATTAATTGAACTGTTGGGTTCAATCTAACTTGTAAGACACAATATGCCTTTCTATTGTGTTTTTCGGCTTCTTTCATTATGTCATAAACCTCTTCATCTGTAAACGCAACAGGTTTTTCAATTAGAACATCACATCCGTTTCTTAATGCGAATATTGCTTGTTCGTGGTGTAAAGAGTTTGGTGTGCAGATTGTAACGAAGTCGACTTGTTTCGATAAAATCATTTCTTTGTAATCAGTATACCAACTAACATTTAAACGTTTTGATAAACTTTTAACTAATACTTCTTGAATGTCACAAACTGATTTTAATTCAAAATCATGGTTGAAATCGATTGCTTCTAAGTGTCTTGGCAAAATTGCCCCACATCCGATAATGCCTACTTTATACTTTTTCATCTAAACAAATTTAGGAACGTTGTCAAAAATACTATCTAAGTATTTTTTATGGTTTAAATATGGTCTACAAGAATGACATTCAATATATCCATTATTTTTTAATGTATCTAAATTGAAAGGGACTTCAAGACTTCTGTGACAATCAATT